GAGGAAATTGTTGTCGTGAGATAACAAATTTCCTCATCGAGGGGCTGGGTCCACCCTTCCCTTCCCCTGTATAGGTGCGACACCAAGCTAAACCCAGGTGGGGATTGAGTTTCCTGTTTCTTTACCTCTAGCTTTGCGTCTTTGTTCGAGACTCATTCCCATAACTATATGGTTAGCTGAAGACTCTGGGTTTTCTAGGAAGTCTTGTAGCATGTCGTTGAATTCTTCTAACTCTCTTAGTTTAATCTGTTCTGTAGCAGAGATAGCGAGAGCATCTGTAAAGTATTTAACGCCTTGTGCAAGGCAATCTAGTCTGTCGTCGTGTTTAACTGCACCTTTTTCACGACACATCCTACTCATTTGATAGAATAGCATGTATATGAGACGTTCTTCTGGTGCTGCGTCTCCATTAGATTTGTAATCCCACTCTATAACCTGCCTATCAACCACAAGTCTGTGCTGATTAATGATAGGTTCAAGAGCATCAATAATACGATCTTCTTTGCGTACGTTAGCTCTAACTTCTTCAATGTCTACTGCCTGTTTACGAGTGATAAGGTGTTTACGAATTAGTTCAGAGACTATACCATCTCCGAAGTTTGTCTCAATAACTAACTTAGTTACATTGTACTTTCTACAGCCGTCTAAGATGTTAAGTAACGTGTTGTCACTATAACCGTCTCTGAAGGCTCTCATTTCATGTAGATATATAAAACCATTCCGTTGGGATAAGAAGGCTGGGGCAGTACTAGGATTAACGCTAGTAACGATAAGGTCTGCCATCTTAAGGGGGAATTTCTCAGCATCTGATAGGGAGGTATCTAATTGGAATTGAAGCATGTAGTTAGAACGACCCATAGATGCTTCACGTTCTATCAGGTCTTCTTCATTAAATCTATCTGGGTCAGTACAAGTCCAAGGTTCAATACCAGCATCTATATCCTCTTGGATCTGAGGAGCTAGTAGTCCTTCATATTGACTGAGTTTACCTTTTCTTGGGTATCTACTGGGCCAAACGAACGGACGGTACGAACGCTCTGCCAGCTTACGATACACAGTAAAAGTAGTCTGAGGAGTCCCGAGATACATAATACGGCTATCACTCTTGGGTGTGAGGATAGA